GTGGCAATTTTTTTACCAACCTTGTAAATTTTGTACTTTACTTTTTTTTGCTTTTCAATAATTTTTTTCATTTGTTTTAATTTTTAGAATTTTGTTAATACTTTATTTTAGTGGCGCATGTGATTGAATGATCCTTCAATTAACATTTAAAATTTGCAACTTTTAAATGAATCCGTTAGCCATGCGCCACCATTTTAGTTAAAAAGGAAGTTCATCACTTTCATTGTATTTTTCTTCCTGCTTTTTTTCTTCTTGCTTTTCTTTGCCCATTAACTCAATTTTATAGGCATTTATATTAGTAAAATACCTCCCATTATACTCTTTTGATTCTATGTTCACGAATACCGTTACAATGTTGTTTTTCTTAATAAATTCGACATTTAGCTTATCCCCAAATGCATCAATTTTAATTTGTTTTGGGTATTGCTCATCTGTTTCAATTAAAAAACTTCTTTTTACCCATTCGCCTTTAACGCTTTGTCCTCGCTCCTCTGCGAATACATTAATAATTTTCCCTTTCAACTCCATAACTGTATTTTAATAAATTTTAAATAATCTTGTTTTGTTTTTTCGTCAATTTGATACTTACTTTCTATTTGCTCAATAGTAGCATTTGCCTGCCTTGCTTTTTCAAAATTAGCCATTGTAAAAATAGGCTTTTGCTTTGGTTCTGCTTTTGGTTCTGATTCTTTTCTGTTTGGATTATCAATATCATCTGCATCAGTTTCTATGTGAAAGAATTTAAGTAAAAAGTATCTTTCTGCATACGTCAATGCACTTCCAAGTCCTTTCTCCCAATCATTCTGTCCATTAGCACCAAATAAATTTTCATCTTTTTCACCACTTTCGCAATCAATCCAAGTGAATTTCATCATTACTTTTGATAAAATTTCACTTTTTTCTTTTTCGTGTTGAGTGCCTATTCCTGTTTTATAGTCCATTCTTTCATTATCAATAGATAAAATCTCTTGTTTAAGAATTAGTCCTAAATCATTCATAAGTGGCTTTATATGGTCTAAAACCTTGCTTCCATCTACATACTGATAATTGATTGACTTTTTGTTTTTTGCCAATCCAATAACTTGTTTTTGGATTGATAGTAATTTTTTGTAAATTGACATTTATTTGATTTTAATTGTTAAAGAATCTTTGCTATATGTTACCTTTGCTGGATAAATAACTTCGCCATTTTCTGCATCAATAGCCATTTTTTGGTTATTTTTGGTTAATGACTTACTAATTTCTTTTAATGATTTTAGCCTATTTTCTAAATCCGTAATTATTGGACTATTTTCAAAGGAAAAGTTAGATTTCCCCTTATTGTATCCTATTTCAATTCCGTTAATAGTAGGTGATTTATCGTATTTTAATCGTTCTGCAATAGCAACTTCTTTTATTTTTTCTGTCGCTATATCAACAACTTTGGTTAAATGTGCCAATTTTGAGAGCATAGTTAATGCATCTACATACCCATTTAATAAAGGTGCAATCAATCCATTTGCCAATAAGTCATGGTCTAACTTTTCGCTAACATCTAAATCAATGTTAATGCGCTGGTGCGCTTCCCGCCCGTTGTTTAATTCTAAAATTTCCATTTGTTTTGATTTTAAGTTAATAATTGCAAATATAATACTATTTATTCAAATAAAATATTTTTTTATAATTTATTTTCAACTTTCTTTTATTTTTATTTGATAAATATTTTCCATCCACTTTTTTTTTCGCTTGTAATCCTTTGTTTTAACGCCTTTTGTGTCCTCCACGATAAATAAACCATTTTCAATATATGTAAAGTCTGCAATGTACTTTTCTATTAAATTTCCATCAATTATAAGTTCAAATGGTACTTGTAATTTTAAATCCGAGATTAATCCCATTTTCTGCTTAAATCTTAGTTGAACATACCTATTACCCTCCTTAGTGGAATGAAAATAAATGCCATCAATGGTAATTGGTATCGCCTTATATTTGCTTTCTTTTTTTACAAAAATTCCATCAAACTGTTTCCTTATGCTTGGTGGCATACTTTCAATATCTTTTTTTGTGAATCTCAAAATGGGCAATATTCTTTTTTTTGTTTGGGAATTAGATTTTTATACTCTCTTTGTATTTTTTCTTTTATGGATTGGCGTATAAACTCGCCCACATCAATATTGTAAGATTTCATTTTTTGAAGTGTTTTTAATTGACTTTCTGAAATTCTTATAACCTTTGTTTTTGTTAATAGTTTAGCCATTTTGTAATACATTTAATACGGTTAGCGATAAGTTACCAGCAATGCCAGAACCGACACCGCTAAAACAACCGAAGTTGACTTTTAAATTCGTTAAATCTTTTCTCCTGTTTTTGGTAGTATTCCGAATCAATCTCGAAACCAACAAAATCAAACCCTCCTTTATACGCTGCAATCCTACTGCTTCCACTTCCTAAATGAGTATCTAAAATCAAATCGTTTGGCTTTGCGTATCTATTCAAAATCCAGTCGTATAACTCAATCGGTTTTTGAGTAGGGTGTATTTTGTTTTTGTCATCAACTGAAATATGTAATTTTTTATAAACTTTTGCAGGAACTTTGCAATTAGTCCAAGCCATTTCACACATAGCAAAACTAAAATCTTCTGCATTTGATTTTTGCCAAATAATAAAATATTCACTTGTTGGTAATTCAAAGTTATTTGCACCCCAAATGATTTGATTTTTTGAAACCCTGAAAAGTTCGTCAAAATATTCTTTTGTTGGTTTTTCATTGTTCCATTGTCCGTTTTCGCTTCCGTATTTATTTACGTGGCTTCCACCTTTTTTAAATCTTTCTAATCCATAAGGTGGGTCAACTATTGCCAAATCAAAATGGTTATCTGCATAGCGTTTTAATGCTTTTACACAATCTTCCAAATACACCTCCGAAGAAGGCACTGCTGGTAACACGTGCTTTGCAAAAGCGGGGGTTTCCGTTTTCAAAGGAACATTCTCGTTAAATATATCATTCATCTTTCTAATTAAATTTAGTGGTTAAAAGCCCCGCCTTCGCAAAGCACTGATACGTTAGCGGCAACCCTATTCAGACCAGTGTCCGAGAAGTTCCGTTAACAGTTTCGCTTGGTTTAATGAAATTGGCATACAATTCAACTCTGTAATAGTTACATCGTGGGTCAGTAATTCTTTGCCCTCATAAGTAAATTCAATTTCCATACATCCTAATTTGTATCGGTTAGTATGATATTGGTCGTGGTTGTATTGTTTAACGAGTTTCCAACCAAGCTCTCTAATTTGTTCTTCTGTCATTTTATTTCGATTTGTGAAGAAGGGCAGCCGCTAACAAGTGCTATACAATATGGCGGCTGACGTGCTTCGGTTAAACATTTGTACTAATTCAAACTGTGGTGCTTTGTATTAGACTTTCGTGCTGAAAGTCCGCCACATCGTATAGCACCGATACGTTAGCAACAACCCTAAAAGAGCCGCTGCTGAGCCGTAAAGTTTTTAAAACGCTTTTCTTGTTTCTCATAATATTCTTGGTCTATTTCAAATCCGATAAAGTTGAACCCGCCTTTATTAGCTGCAATTCGACTTGAACCGCTGCCTAAGTGAGTATCTAAAATCAAATCGCCTTCCACTGCATATTCTTCAAGTAGCAGTTCATATAATTCAATAGGCTTCTGTGTAGGGTGTATTGGCTTGTAATTGTAATCGGTTCTATTCTTAGTCAACCCTTTTATATTACCCGAATATGTGTAAGGTATCAATCTGGCTTTTCTATCAAAACTTGTCCAAGCCAATTCAAAATCGCTTTGTCCATTCAATGCCCTTCTTTGAAATCCTGCCGTTTTGTGCCAACATATCCACGCTTCTGAATGTGGTAAATGAAAGTAGTTTGCACCCCACACAATTTGATTTTTAGATACACGCCACAACTCATTCCAATATTCCTCTGCGGGCTTTATATCCCATTTAGCTATTCCAATTCCGTAAGGCGGGTCAACTATTGCTAAATCAAAGTAATTATCTGCAAAGCGTTTTAAACCTTGGACACAATCCTCGTTAAAGACAATAGAAAAAGGGCAGTTGCTAACATCGGGTATAACCAATGGCGGGTTTTCTGCGTTATTGAAAGTTTGTGTCTCGTTCATTCTGTATCGTATTTTGAAAGTTTTGTACTCGTAATCCGCCACTGGTCATACCCGCAGCCGTTATGCGTCACCTTTAAGACGCTCTGAAACATAATCTTTGACCATTTTTTTAATCTGTTCGACAAACTCAACACGAACACGAAAGGCAATAGTTTTTGTTTCATAATCGGCTTTTTTGCGACCAGAGCCAACACGTTTACCACCTTTTGTATTTTTCTTTATAACACGTTTCACAGTAATTTTTTGAGTTTTTAGTAATTGCCCTATTGCTTTCATCAACATAAGAGTATAAATGTTTTGAGCAAAAAGTATCATTACAATTATTGCAATTATTTGACTTTTTAAATTTTAGTGTGGCTGGTATTTCACAGCCACACTTTGCTTTTTTTAGTTGTCTCTTCTCCAAGCTATACCGTGAGTTTTTTTAATTGATTTATTGTTTAATATTCTGCAATAGAAACCATCTACATAAGCATATTCATTTTCTATTTTTATTTCTTTTGGCTCATTACCAAAGTATGCAATGAAATCGGCTTTAATTTTTTGCTCTAATTTGTTGTTTGTAGTTGTCATTTTTTAATTGTTATCTGAGTACAAATATACAGCTTATTTTGATAACTGCAAACTTTTTTCAAAGTATTTTTCATTTATTTTTAAAATAGTTTCTAACTTACTGATAATCAACACAAAAAAATAAGGCGAACGCATAACAAAGTATTGGCAAAAAAGCGGGTTTAGTGCTTCGTATCAACTTTAGTGGTAAAAGTCCGCTTCTTCGCCAATACAATACGTTATGTGCAAGGCTACAATTCAATTTCAATCAAAGTTTTTTCGACCAATTCAAACCAACATTGATTGTATGAACCGCTACCATCGTCCTCCCAATTTCTTTTGAATCCAAGCAAATACCATTCTTCTGCTTTTAAATCTTTAGTGTCAATTTCATTAACTGATTCCCAAATTTTGTCAAAGTCTTTTTTTACCAATGTTTCATTATCCCCAATTGATGCAACTCTCAAATCAAATTCTTCAAAAGAAATTGAACCATCAATCACGCTACTATGTGTGTAAATTTCAATGTAAATCATTTCGTTTTCAAATTAAATTCAGTGCTGAAAATCCGCCCAGCACATAACAGCGGTTTGGCAAAAGCTGCCAGAAAGTTTTGTGCGAATATTAAGCATCCGTTAGGCAGCCTTCGCCAAGCACCATACGTTATAAGTAATTGCTACCTTTCGCTCCATTTAAGAACTTTTATCGTAGAAACAAATTGATTTAATGCTTCTGCTTTTAATTCATCTGTAAAAGGCACTTCACTTTCTTTTGTATTGCTATCACGCTTACTAAGCCTTTCATATTTTTTTAGTGTTCGATAATTCCTATGCTTTTTGCTTTCCTTTTGAAGCACATAATAGCTTTCTAAATAAATGTTTCTGTCAATAAAACTGAACCTCCATCTTTCAAGTGTTAGTTCATCAATTTGTTTCTCTATTTCCATTTTAATTAAATTTA